CGACCAAATCCTACAATGAATACTGGCTGGCTCTTGCGAAGCTTTGAACCATTCTTCTTTTTGTATGCACGATTCTTAAGACATGCCTGTCCGCCATTTCGCTGATCTCCCTTTTTATCGGGGCTAGTATTTCCTTCTGCAACATCAACTGTTCCATCTGCATTAACTGCAACAACAATTCCTACGTGAGAAATTCTATCGACGCCATCATTTGGGAAATCAAAATAACAGATATCTCCAACTGCTGGGGCTGCTGTCTCTACTGGCTGCCATGTTCCAGCCTTCATAAACGCCTGTGCTCCTGCTGGCGTATAAACAGTATTTGGGAGTTTAACTCCAGCTTCGTTTCCGCACCAGTTGACATAGCTTCCACACCAAGGTTGGAAGTTAGCCTTTGTAAATGCTCCATACTTTGTTTCGTTATCTTTTGGACCTTCGATATATCCAATTTCTCCTAGTGCTACTTCCACTAGTCTTGCTGCTGATCCTTGTACCGCTGCCATTTTATTCTCCTATTAGTTATTAACGATTGACTTAAGAGATGCTGTAAATTTCCATCTCCATTTTTCGTGTGCAGTTATTCTTTCTGCAAAAAAGTTTGCCACGCCTTGTTCATTAGCAAGCTCTGCTACTTCAAATGCTCTTTTTAAATCTAATATAAGTTGCTCATTAGAAACAAGAAGCGACTGTAGCATTTGAACTGGGTTTACCGCATCTGCTCCCAAATCGTATCTTATATTTGATTCTGAAAAAATTGATTGTACATCAAAAACTGCCTTTTCGCCGAATGAACGAATCCATTCAGCAAATTCATCTACTGCACTAAACGCATCCTCATAGACATCACTAAACATTGAGTGGAACTGCTCAAAAAGAATTCCCTCTACATTCCAGTGGTATCCATGTGCCTTTGTGTAATAAATAAATGTACCTGACTGTAATAGTCTTAGTTGTTGTATTAATGCTTCCATATTCTTATTATACCATTTCTATTTTGTGCCCCCAGTAGGTATCGATCCTACGACCCATCGATTAAAAGTCGATTGCTCTACCATCTGAGCTATAGGGGCTTGGAGCGGATGATGAGAATCGAACTCACCCCTTCTGCTTGGAAGGCAGAGGCACTACCAATATGCAACATCCGCATCGTGCCCCCGATAGGATTCGAACCTATGACCTAAACATTAGAAGTGTTCCGCTCTTCCTCTGAGCTACGAAGGCTTACATGCATATAATAACATTAAGCTACAGTTTTGGCAATAGCTATCTGCATATCTTTGTACTATATGAATCTTCCCATAATTTTATATCATTTTCGTCATTTAGTAAAGGCTGCCCTTTAATATTTAGACTTGTATTTAATAATACTGGAACTCCAGTTATGTCATTCCATCGTGAGAGAACGCTGTATAGACCTGGGTGCTGTTCCTTATTTACTGTTTGAACTCTTGAAGTCCCATCCTTATGAACAACAGAGGGTATAAGTTCTGGCCTTAAGCATTTAAATGTGTACTGCATATATGGACTTGTAGAGTTATCTGGCATATCGAACCACTCATGAGCAAACTCCTCCATTACAACTGGTGCAAATGGCCTAAAAAGCTCTCTTTGTTTAATTAAATTTACTTTGTCTTTTATATCTGGATCTCTTGGATCAGCTAGGATTGATCTATTACCCAAGGCTCTTGGTCCAAACTCTGCTTTGCCTGATGCAACTGGTGCAACCTTGTCGTTAATCAATGCATTGATTATCTCATCTTCTGGATAAACGTTACTTAAATCATATCCTAGGTAAGGACCGTCCCAATCTAAATGCTTTCCATAAACAGCTGCTGCTGCACCTATTGAGCTTCCAGCATCACCTGGGTTTGGCATTATCCAAACATCATTGAATATGTCCCATAGGGCAGTATTTGCCGATGAGTTTAAAGCGCATCCACCCATAAACACTAAATTATCTTTGCCTGTTTTGGCTCTTGCAAATCTCATAAACTCAATTAATCTTTGCCTATAAACCATTTGAACTGAGGCAGCTATATCAAATTTATCCTGCTCTGATTCAATCGATCCCCAGTCAGATATGCCCTTATGAAAATTATATGATTGATTATTTATTGAAGGAAAATACTTATTTACTTTTTCATAGTGCTTTTTGTAGTCTCCGTAGGCCGCCATTCCCATCATAATATATTCTTCTTGGTTTGGCATTAAGCCCAAAAGCTGCGTAAAAGCAGAATAGAATAAACCAAAGCTGACTGGATAGTTTTGAGAATAAACCTTCTTTAATTTACTATCTTCTCCAACCCATATGGTAGATGTATTAAACTCACCAATAGCGTCTAGTACAACTATACATGCATCATTAAATTTACTCGTATAGTAGCCTGCTGCTGCATGAGATTTATGGTGACTAACGTTAACTCTTTTTGCGCTTGGGAATACTTTTTTATCAATGTATCTTTGGCTATCATTGATCCCGCCATGTACCTTAAGTCTTATTTTTTTTAATACTGGGCTTTCATAGTATGCAATAATATCAGGAGTGAAGCCAGATGAAAGAATTGCATCGTCTATTATATTTTTATTTAGGACGGGATCATTTTTAAGCTTGCTATATCTTTCAGCATGGCCTGCGTACAATATTTTTCCATTTGAAATAATACAAAATGATGCATCATGAAAACCTTCGCTTACTCCAGCTATAACTCTAGGCTTAGACATTTAAATCTTTTTTAATAAAGTCATAAAATTCTTCTGAAATATGTATATTCCTGTGGAATCCAGCATGCGTCTGATCTATTCCATGAAACGTATCCGATGCAGAATGAAAAAAGAAATCGTCTTGGTATTCATTGTGACAGGTAACAGATAGCTCATGATTTTTATATTCCTTCAAGACACCATTTTCAATTTGTCTACTCCATTTAGAAAATGATAGCTCGCAAAAATTCTTATAAACATTCAAATCAATTGCTTGAACAAATCTATAAACATCTTTATAGAAATCTTCCCACACAGACCATACTAATTTTATCCCGTGTGATTCACAGTACTGCTCAAGCATACGTATCATCATGTGTGTATAATAAAATGGCACCTCTGGGGTTAAAATTTCACACGGATCAAATGGAGCCTTAGCGTATTTACTATCATTAACTCTAACCTCAATTTTTGCTATAGGGTCATAGTTATCTTTGCTCATATTTTTAGGGAAAAGACGATCTGGCTTTATGGGAATTTCTATTCTAAGTGTAGGAAATAAGCAAACTATTACTTTAGGGTGTCCATGAATTGAAAAATAGTCAAAAGCTTTTCTTATCTGACCCATAGCCGAATCCCCAGGACTAGCTAAATTTACTAAAGACATTCCCATTTTTTCTGCAAGTAAGCTTGGCCAAACCTTTTCTTCTGGCAAGCCAACTCCAAATGTAAACGAGCAACCAAGGGTCATTAGGTCGGAAACTCCATCAATATCTTCACCACGGTAACCGTTTGAGTTTATTTTATACGATACATTTTTATGCTCTAAGTAATCGCCATCAATCTCGTACTCATGACCTCTGTTTGGTAAAACTAATTTAAAGTTATTATTTTTTTTGATATCAAATCTAGAGTTCATACCGCATTCCTTGACTTTAGCTCTTCATAAAACTCTTCTGCAATATGAATATTTCTATGTATTCCCCAGTGTCCAAGCCCGTTGTTTATGTCTGCTGCACGATGAAACAAAATGTTATCTTTATGCTCTAAATGACATTTAATAGCACCTGTAGGATCGTTATGAAATTCACAATTTTTATCTCCCACAAAACAATTGCATATCTTTAATAAATCTTGGTGTGTCTCAAAATCAAACTGCCATTCATTTGATTTCAAGTAAAGATAATTTTTATAAAAATCAGGATTGATATTCTTATAATGATTATATATATCCTCATAATTTTCCCAAATGCTCCACAAAAGAATTATTTTGTTTGTTTTGCAGTATTGCTCAAGCATGGATATAAATGTATGCCCATAAAACATGGCAACCTCTGGGGATAAAACTTCTTCTGCATCAAATGGACGCTTTGCATATTTACTAATAGGCCCTGGCTTTAAATTACAATTTTGAATAAGCGTTTCATTCTCTATTGGCCTATTGATATATCTTCTTCCTAAATTGTTTCCCATAAATGTAGGTATTGGCATTCTATATAAAGGAAACAGCCCTACAATTACTTTAGGGTGTCCGTAAGTTTTAAAGTAATGAAATGCTTTTGTAACCTGCCCAACCATTGAGTCTCCACCAAGACTTAGGTTAACGTGCTTTGCGTTCATTTTGTTTGCAAGCAAGTTAGCCCACATAAAGTCTTCAGTCATTCCGTCGCCCATTGTATATGAGCAGCCAAGTATCATTAGATCTTCATCTCCAACAAATTCTGGTGATCTGTATCCTAGGCTGTTGTAGTTATATTCTATTGGGATAATATCGTCTTGTATTCTTGTAGAGACCTTAAACTCATTAAAAAATATAAGCTCGCTTTTGTAGGCATCTACATTAAAGACATACTTTTCATTTTTCATATTAATATATGAATCCTGATTTTTTGTGATCTTTTTTTAATTTAAGCTTAATTAAAATTAAATTTATTATTTTATATACATAAAATTTTAATGCAATCATTAGCTTCTCCCTTAATACAAATACATTATATCATAAAGCTATTCGTCATCCAAAGGGTATAAGCCTAGCTCTTCTACTATTGCCCTACCATCGTCGCTTAGCTCAACAAATGCCTCTAAATTTTCATTATATGAAACATTAATTAAATTTTTTTCTAAAAGCTCAATAAGTACATTGTCAACGTATTCTGTATGAGCTTTCCATAAAAGAGGAGCCATGTCTTTTGCTTTTTCTGAAACAGAAAAAATAAATTCTCCATCCTTATTTACGCCTTCAATGTTTACTGCACCCATGGCAATATAATCATCTAAAGATTTAGGGTCTTGCATTTTTTCTCCTTTTAATTGTAGAGCGGGTCGGACTCGAACCGACGATTACCAAATTATGAGTTTGGGGCTTTAACCAACTAAGCTACCGCTCCCCGATATTACGGCCAAAGATCTGGCGTACTTGCAACTGAGCTATCTATATATTTTTCTATAAGTATCATCGCTGTATATCTATCTCCGCCTTCAACTGACTTCACCCTATGCCATAAGTTATATGGAAACACGACTACTTCTCCAGCCACTGGCTTATACGATAAGCCAAGCTTGTCAAAATAAAGTTCTCCGCCTTCAAAATCATCATTTAGATAGTACATCGCAACATATCCTGCTAAAACATTAGTTTCTTCGTCAAGATTAACATCTTGATGAGACATAAATGCTTCATACTTTTGAATATTTGCAATAACAAAATTTGGTCTTGGAGAAAATCCTGATTCGCCCAATGTATTCAAAAACTCACGATAAACTGTTTTAAACAATATCTCTAAATTTTCATGCAGTACAACGGCTAGCCCATCATGATTTGCTTTTCTTTCTAGCAAATACATTGTGCCTCTTCTTTCAGAAACAAACCACTTGTACCGATCCATGCTTCCGACATCTTTAACTAAACTAAAGATAGAGTCGACTCCATTGATGCCATTAAAGGCAGCAATTTTATTATCTTCGTCTAGCCATCGCATTTGCATAAGTAAATTATATATTTATTGCGTAGGTTTGTCAATAGAGGATTCTACTAATTGTTGAACGTATTCAGAAAAATGCTTTCTTACTCCACCTGCTGGCCTAGATCCTAAAATGTTCCACAGTCTTTGATATTCCATCACGTTGGCAAATGTTGTTGGGCAAACTGTAACACCATTAAACTCTCTCATAACAGTTGGGAGAGGTACGTGCTTACCGCAGCATTTACACTCTTTTGCTTTTTCTTGATACTGACTCATATTATCATCATGCTTTCTATTGATTCCTTAAGATGCTCTGGCATCTTTGGCGCTCTAATCATATTTTGGATATACTCCTCTGGCTCCTTGCCATCATCGCCAAGATCGTTATCTACTATCATTGACTCATATGTATGAACACGTATTTCATTGTCTACATTGGCCCGTGTTCTGCTAATTGCATTAAATACTGATCCGCATACAGCATCCGCCAAGTCCTTTGACCCCTTTCTAGGGTGGTCAACTTTGTCTCTCATAATTTTTAGCTGAAGCAATTCATCAATAAGAAGTTTTATATGAGGCCCATTTAATCTTTCCTCAAGGATAACCATTGCCATGTCGTCATAATGTTTTTTTGCAACTGAAAGAATCTCTGTTTTAATACCGTACGACATAAGCTGCTGCATCATATCATGAGAGTTCCATCTGTCAAAGGTACAAACTCCAATATTAAATCCCCTTGTCTTAAGAGAAAGGATGTAGTCTTTGACCTCAGTAAAGTCAACAGACTTATCTGGTGTTGGGGTCCAGTACCTGACAGCATCAACGCTTACAATTGGAGCTGGCTGAGTGTATTCATTTGTCACTCTAACATTAACCCATCTTTCTACATGTGCTAAAGATACCGCACAATGGTCATGTTTTTGTGCAAGGTCAACGTGAATAAAATATTTCTTATCTGGATCTGGCTTAAACCATTCTTCAAGTCTGCCAAATTGATCAACGGCAATTGCTGTATTCTTAAAGGCGCTCTCAACTTTTTCTCTAGATTTAAAGAAAGCATCAATCATCTCTGGTGGCATACATGCAAAGCGACCCAAGGCATCTGGCATATTCTTGTAAAAGTCTACCTTAAAGTCTTCTAGGCTTTTTGTTGGATTGACTTCCCATGTAGGTCTTTTAAGAGCAAATGTTTTAGGATAAAGATAAGACTTAATATGATCTTCTTCCCACTCTACGGTGACTTCATTTCCATCTGTTCCGTCTGGAAGATCGTTATCCATTTTTAAAGTCTGGCTACGAAGAATAGTTTCTTTTTCTCCAATTACTGACTCATAGAATTTTTGAATTGGATCATTCTTAAAGCGAGGAAATGAAAGTAGAATGACCTTACCAAAGTCTGGGAAACGAGACATTACCGATGCACGATACATGTCATATATTGCATCAGCTGTTTTGGCTTGATCGTGCCCTGTTGTATTCTCTACAGCAAAGCCTGAAATTTCATCAAGGATAACTACGATAACGTTGTAACCCTCCCAAGCTTCACGCTCTGAGTGTCCTGAGTGAACTGTTACAGCTTTATCAAACTTCATTTCAGAAGCTTTCATATCATATTTACCAGCAAACCATGGCGATCTTTCAATACGTGTCTTAAAGCCCTTAAAGAAAACGTTATTTGCTTGTTGTGCGTTAATAGCAATATTGAGGATATCGATAGAGTCTCCTGGTGGCTTTCCATAATAACTTGCAGGATCTTTTAGGCATAGCAATAAATAAACAATATAGGCAGTAGAAATTGTAGAAGAATAATCTTTTCCTGAGCCTTTACCTAGCTGTGCAATTACTTCATTACATGTTTGCTTAAACATGCGCTTTCCTTCTTCTTCTCCAAAAAGTTTGATGAGTGTGGCTTCTTTATAAATCTGAGAAGACTTCTCAATTAATGTATATTGGTGCTCAGATAAAGGTGGCAGCCCTAGATAATCTGGGCTCGTTACAAATGTCCTTAGATCTACTGGACGTTCTTCAAATTCTTCTCCGTCCAGGATATCGATGAGGTCGTCAAAACTAAAGTCCACTTGCATCTTCCTCGATCACAACAGACTCAACGATTCCAGTTATTTGGGAAAGCCTTTTTGCAACCTCAAGCTTGCACTTAGGACACGTAGAAGTAACTTCTTTTAATATCTTTACAAGAACTTCTTGCTTTCGCTCTGTTTCTGCAAGCTGTGTGGCAAGCTCATTGTTTTCTAGAACACCGACAGACTGTAGCATTGCAATTCTTTTTGTCTCAATGTCTGCAATTAGCTTTAATGCGCCAGACTTTATTCCTAGCTGGCCCGTCTGGTCCGCATCCTCTACAGTTTTCCATGCCTCTTTGATTAACATAGCATAATGCTGGTCTGCTCCAGATATAGCCTCTTTAGCACGATCACGAATAGCATTATCATTGTGGACAATATTTTTCCACTCGCCTATTAGCTCAACTACCTCATTGCGTTTAAACCCAGTAAGAGTAGCAATTTGAGTAGCAGAATTTCCCTGCAGTAATTTTTCAACTACAGTATTCATTCTGTCCATATGCTGGGGAAGATCTATTTCCATTGTCATATTACAAGTATACCATATTTTAGTTGACTAAGATCTATTAGCAATTTTAAGAAGAATTAAATACCCAATTAGATCATCAATATCATTATCGCCAGCAAAGCCCTGTGCATTATTAATTCTATTTAGCTTGTCATCAATACGCACCTTAAGCTGTTCAACTGAATCAGATGATGCAAATAGTCGCATTGGATTTAATGCTGAGTCTCCATATGAAATATTTTTCTTAATAAGCATCTCTGATATCTCTAGACATTCTTTGAGAATTTTACTTCCTGATGGTGCGTCTGTTGCTATTAGCTGTAGATCTGTAATCCACATCTGGTAGCCTTTTTCTTTTTCTGGATATCCCGCCATTATATTAATTTCTCCGTCCATGTTTTAGGTGTACTATCTGTAATAAATTCAATTGGCAAGTGATAATTAAAATCTCTCACTCCCTTAATTTTAATATATTCTATCAGTTCTGACAAGCCTTCCTCCAAAGAAACTTTTGTCTTGTAGTCCAGAATATCTCTAGCTTTATTTGCAGAGCAATTAGCATGAAAAACTTCTTGTGGTCTTCCAGGCATATATATAGGGTCTAGTTTAAAATCTAACAGCTTAGCCACAACTACTGCAAGTTCATTTATAGTAATAAACTCCTCATCTGGGCCAATATTTATAGTCATTCCATTAGCAACATCTGTTTCACAAGCAATCATTAATGGATCAATTACATCCTGCATAAACGAAAAGCATCTTTTTTGCTCTCCGTTACCATATATAATTGGCTGCTGCCCCTTTAACATTCTATTAATCATAATCGATGCCACATTTCTAAATGGGTCGTCATACTTTTGTCTTGGGCCAATGATATTATGCGGCACAAGAATGACATACTCCATTCCATGTGTTTCACAAAGATTTTTTATTATCATCTCTGCTGCATACTTAGCAATACCATATGGGTCTTGTGGCTTAGGAGTCATAGACTCAACAAATGGGACAACATCTTGAGAACCATATCTTGCCATGCTGGACATATGAACAAACTTTTTAACTCCTGCACGAATAGATGCACTTACTGCAACTGTTGTAATGTGTGAAGTATTCTTTGTTACCAATGCTGGTGAAAATACAGAAAGCCCTTCATAAGCTGTACATGCCGTATGAACAACTAAATCCATACCAACAAATAAATCTTTTACTGAATCAAATTCTCCAAGATCGACATTATGCCAGATAACGCCTTCGGGGATATTGTCTTCATATCCTCCAAGAAGGTTATCGATGCCGTGAACCTCGTAGCCTTTTGCTAAAAAAGAATCTGCTAGATGGCTTCCCATAAATCCAGCAACGCCAGTAATTAAAACTTTCACTTTATCCTCTTTGCTAAAAATACGATATTATCGTCCCAACCAGATTTACACTCATTCATCATGTCCAACAGTAACGTTTTATACTCTGGGCCAACATTTTTTTGAAACTCTAACCAATCTTCTTTCATGCTGAAATGTATGTCTTCTATTACAATCCATCCGTTAACTGATAGCCATGGAAGAAGGGCAGAGAATGTGTCCATGCTGTGCTTTAGTTGATGAGAGCCATCATCTACGATTAAATCTACTTCCTTGATTCCAGCTTCTACTTTTACTGAATCAAATGTAGCTGGATCACCTTGATCTGCCCAGAAGGAGTGTACTCTGTCTTCTTGTATTAGATGACTAATGTTTAGATCTACACCAAATACTTCTGACGATGGGAATATCTCTTTCCATGCTCTAAGAGAAGACCCACCAGCTATTCCGACTTCAAAGATATTTTTTACTGAATCCAGGTCATTAAAGAGTGCTGAATAGACTTTGTGATAATTATGTCCAGTTGATTTATCTGATCCATGCTTTTCCATTACCTCTGCAAAAAAATCAACAGAGCTTTCTTTTGGAATCCCTGTGTATGAATACAATGAATTTAAAGCCATTCGTTTTCTCTTCTCCTTGTTAAATCCCAGCCTTTTACAGTGTAGTTGCCTGTGGCTTTTTTATTTCTATAATAATCTCCATTACGACTAGACGTAATGCTATTCCTTTGTGCAAATTTAGGATCGCTCTTAATTGTTTGAGAGCTGCCATTGTCATCAACCTGAATTCCTGGACACAATATTTTTTCACTAAATCCCGCAAGGACCATTCTATCATCAAAATCGTTATCTTCATAGTATGATGGGTAAATGTATTCATCAAAAAGACCTATTTTTTTAACGATGCTTTCTCCTAAAGAAAAGCAGCTGTAGTGTGCATTACTTTTAATAAAATAGTCTGACCCGCTGAATTCTTCAAACTTTTTTAGTTCATTTGGTCTAAACGATGTGTCTGCTGAACCAAATACCCAGTATGGGGAATGGGGATAACATTTTATTCCTAAATTCCATGACCCAGATATGCCTTGGTTAGATGGCATATTTAAGACACGTATATTTAATCTATTGTTTTTAGGTTGCCAATTTGACCCAGAGTTGTCTATAACCAAAATCTCGTCTACGGGATGATCAATTGAATCAAGCATTACTTCAAGAAGATCAAACCTATTTAAAACGGGTATTATTAGTACTGGTATACTCATCTTTTTTTAATTAATCCAAACTGCTCTAAATATCTCTGTATAGTCATAGCAGAAACACCACACTCTTTACCTATTTCAGTAACTGTTTTCTTTTGCACTAAGTATCTTCTGTGCAACCATTCTTTACTTTGATACAATTTCATCTTTCAGTCAGCACCTTATTAGCATAATGAGCAATTCCAAATGAATCTGCTACATCAAAATCATCAATTAACAGATTATACTTAGCATTAAAATAATCTGCAGTTCTTTGTTTACGCATATTCCTTAATTGATTTTTATACCAAGACTCCGCATAGCCTGGATTTTTTATTCTTATAGCATCTTTTTCTGCTTTGGTTGGGTTTTTATTTCCAATATAAGCCTGCCAAGAACTAGGGGGTATAGTGATAACACTAGCACCACTGGCCATAAGCTCAGCAATAACGACACCGTAGACATAAGACAATTTTATCACAGCATCAGGTGATCTTACAAGTATTGCCCCCTCTACAACAATATAATCTGCCTTAAGCTCCTCTAGCATCAAGCTCATTTTCTTTTTAGCGTCATATATTTTTTCATAAATGTCTTGCCCAACAAGATTAATTTTACCCCACTTTAATGGGACATCGTTTTCCATAAGACAAAATGCTATTGAATTGGTAGATGCATCAATTCCCAAAACCCTATGGGCCTTTGTTTTAACTAGCTCAGCTAATCTCATTTATCATACCCAAAAGCTTATTTTTGCTTGCCTTCCCGTTGTCTTTTTCGCATAAAGAGCATACGTCAGATTGATTATATCTGCTTAAAGAAATTTTGCAATTTGTACAAAGCCTAGTTGCTCCATTTCGAATTGCTTTCTTTTCATAGTATTTTTCCATGATCCGTCTATTTGTTGCAACACGGCAGCACTCATCAGAACAATATTTCTGGTTGTGAGTTTTTTGGTCAAATTCAATTCCACATTCTTTATTAGCGCAAATCATATTTTAGAAGCCTCAAATAATTCAATTTGAACTGTGCCTACTGGACCGCCTTTGACATAGCATTCTTTTTTAACGGGGCAATATGTGCAAGGCATCTTTGATTTAGTTGAGCCAGCTGGTCTCATAGGCAAATCTCCATTCTGAAAATTATCCCAAACTTCTCTCATCCAGCTAAATGCATCTTCAATTATCTTTTTATTTTTATCATTCATTGATATAGGAATGATTAATACCTCTTGAGTATTTTTATTCTCATACAAAAAGAATCCTTCTTTTGCATTCTTAAGTTTCATGTAGGTAAGAAGCTGAAGCATATGGTTTGCAGACGATTTCATCTCTGCCTGTCTTGTATCCCACACCTCTTGCTTAGCCGTCTTAATTTCACCAATCACAGTTTCGCCATCGTACTCCATGATTAAATCAATAAATCCACGAATAGGTGGATACTCATTGATGATCTCTTCTTCCTCAGCTCTCCACTCTGGCATAGTAGAAATAAGCTTTTGAAGCCTTTCATGAGCCTGCGTACCCTGAGCCATATTAGCAACAGCAACAGCATCATTATCATCAATAAACATTGCTCCGCTAAAAGCCATATACCAATATCTTGGGCAAGTTCCGTGACCATATCCAAGTGAGCTTGGACTAAATGACTTTTTTGTCATCTCACCATCTGCACGTTTTGTATTTCGATATGACTCATCAAGCAGTTGTGCAAAAAGCTCTGGATCAAAATGCTTGCCCGTATGCTTTTTAAACTTTAAATTCTTTACTATATCTCTACCCATTATGAATTGTACCTAACGACATACTTAAGTGCATCTACAAGCTTGTCTATGGACTCCTTTACTGAATAATAAATGTTCTTCTTGTTATTGTTTACAGTACCAGCTTTATCCTTTGCAATTGTAGAGTACACAGATGCAAGGACAGCAAACTTTGTTGACATTGCCTGCAGCTCCATAATTAAATGTGGGGCCTTTGCAGAAGGAACATCTGGATTCATCAACAATTTTACCACAATAGACATGGCTCTATCTAAATGCTCATCTTGCATAAACTCATGTAAGTCATTAAACTCTGTAATATCGCTAATTAACTCTAGCGTATTTTTATCTTCTGCCAATTTTTGCTCTCCTGTCTATAGCATCTACAAATAATCCAAGCGGGTAACCCACTCCAAAGCCCAGGCATAAACCTATTATAAAGCCCATCAATTGTTATCCTCCCAGAATTGAATAAGCTCTTCTAGAACAGCCCATTCAATAATCCCAAGCCTAACCTTAGACTCTGTTCCAATAATGATCTTCAAGGCGGGATGCATGTCCCGACTAACCTTAAATGTGTCCGTACAGATTTTAGACCATACGGGCTTATTGAGGGTGAATGTTGAACCAGCTTCTTTATAGTCTACAAGAAACTGTTTCCACTTTGCATCGCCCTTTTGATAATCGCCTCGTCCAGAATTCTTTTGAGCCTTTGCGCCATCTCTTTTAACTTCAGATCTTTCTGACACTAGTCAACCTCAAATTTATTTTCATGTCCCGTAGAGCATGTCCAGTACATAACTCTATCATTGGAATCCCACAACCCACCAACGACATCTTCCTCACACTGTGAACATGGCCTTACGCCTTCAAGTTTTTCAAATGTCGTATTGATCTGCTCTTGTTCTTTAACTTTTAGAAACTCATTTAGATTTGGCATTAATTTCCTCAATCAGCTTGCCAGCAATAGCTGGATTTTCTCTTAAGTATGCTACTGCTTTTGCACGACCCTGGAATCTTTCTCCATAAATAGTGTACCAAGCTCCACCCTTTTCAATAACGCCGCACATTTCTGCAACATCTAGAGCTTCTCCAACACCGTCTACTCCTATGGACTCACCCTGGTAATAAAAGTCATACTGTCCTGATAGATTTGGTGGGCCAAGTTTATTATAATCAATGATCCAGTTTACTGGTCTACCCACTCTTTGTTCAATGATTTTATCTCCAACCTTAACGCCAGCCTTAATAGCATTAGCCTCAGCCTCACTAGACCAAAGTTTAATGACAGTAGAAGAGAAGAATTTAACCGCCATGCCGCCCGTAGGAATATGACTTGCATGCATACTGCCAAATTGATTGCGTTGCTGAGAAATAAGAACAAGAAGCGTGTTCTTGTTTGCGTAATTAAGCATTTTAACTGCATGTGTCATATCCTTTGCCTCGGCACCGATCTGCTTTGTGTCTTGCAGATCTTTTAATTCATTTCCATCTTTTTCAAAGTAGATTGCTGGAAGCAAAGCGGATATAGAGTCAACAACAATTACGTCAACACCTGCATCCATTAGCTTTGTAGCAACATCTACCATATCGTTTACTGTTTTTGCTTTTGAGTGGATAAGGGAAGTCGAATCGACTCCAAGCGTTTCCGCCCATGCTGGGTCATAAGAATCTTCTGCATCGATCCATGCACAAGTCTTTCCTTCTTGTTGAGCAAGGCCAATCATCTGAAGACAGAACGAAGACTTTCCAGCAGACTTATTTCCCCAAACAAGGGTTTGTCTTCCATAACCTAGGCCGCCCTTAAGCGCCATATTTAAACCAATACTGGGAGTCAATTGTTTTTGGACAACAACATCCTGTGCCGCTGTAACTCTTGCTCTTGTTTTTGGATCTAGTTTTGCTAATATATCATCTATTAAAATTGTCATATAAACCTTTTCTTTGTATTAGTATAGCATTAAAATAAATTGCCGTGAAGCTTTGGACGAGACTTATTTTTATTAATCTTTTGATTTAAGATTTCGTCTAGGCTATGTTCTACAAAAGTTGCATTACGCATAGCTGCATAAAGATCTAATGTTCTAATTAAAATATCAGAAATTTCTTCTACAATTTCTTGAGATCCTTTGTTTTTTCTTAGAGCCTCTAGAACTTCAGTAACTTCAGAGTGCACAAGAGCAAGCTTATTGCCCAGCTGGTCGTAGCTTCTAGGGCCTTCCCAAAAGCCTTTTTCAATTGCAGTTTCATGCAATACTGCAGATAGGGCATCTAGGCCGTAGTCTGTTACCATATTAATTTCCTGAGACATTTTTATCCTTTAACTTAAATGTAAATGACTGATTATCTGAATCATAATCAACCTGTAATTCTTTATCTTCGTTTGCTGCATCCAAGAATGTCAGTGCTGGCACATTAATCTCCTTTAGTGTTTCTAGCACTGCGACAAGAATCTTGCTTAAATTCATATCCTTAAAAATATCTTCTGCGTTTGTGTCTGTCATTTTATTTCCTTTATCATTAATGTTCCATCATCCAGTTTGGATAATACAACCTTGCACTTCATTCCTTCACGTAGTTTTGCAAGAGACATCTTATACATTGTTGGAAATGCAATTGCTCTTGTTAGCTCTTTATCCTTATTGCTAAATACAATATGGCTCATCATCTTGCCCGCCTTAGTCTTGTATGGAGTAAAGTTGACAACAATATACTGATCTTCTTCAAGATCGTACTCTTTTCTATATAAGTAATCGACAAAAATATCTGCGGCATCTGGATTAATATCGCTAACCTTGATATATCTAGCAATACGATTATCTCCGACTAGAATAAAATACATTTGGTTAGGTTCAATTTGAGTATCTTCATTATGGAAAAGACCAATTGTTCCAGTCTCATCAACTAGCTCAACTCGTGCCCATCCAGTTCCACGCTTGATACTTTTAACCATACCAAACATAACGAATGACCCTAGGTCGTCAAAGTCATCAATAGGTCTTGCCTGAGCTTTAATTCTAGGTGGAATGCCTGCTAAATTAAAAGATGGGATTCCAAGATACTCATAGAAATTGTCTTTTTCTTTTCCAGTTCTTGGATTATCTTTAAACGCTGCTCCACCAATTGCATTTAAAGCTTCAATAGCACGACTATTAATACCGCTTCCCTTTTTAGAAGCCTTATCTACAAGATCAGCATAATCTTTAAACGGACGCTTATCAATAATCTTATTAGCAATATTGTCAGATATAAATTTAATCTCTGCAAGACCAAATCTGATTCCATCCTGCTGCAATGAAAAGTATATATCAGACTCATTGACATGTGGAAGCATGACTCTAAGTCCTAGTCTTTTTGCTTCAATTAAGTACTCTGTTCTAGCATCTTTATCATTTTCATTTTTAAGAATCGAAAACATAAACTCAAGTGGGTAATAAGTTTTAAGCCAAGCTGTGTAGTATGAAAGCATAGAATAAGCAACAGCATGGGAACGGTTGAAAGAATAGCCAGCGTGAGCTTCAAAATCATGCCAGAGTTCTTCTGCTTTCTTTTCTTTAATGTGCTTTGAGGCTCCTGAAATAAACTGGTCTTTAAATTGATCAAACTCTTTTGCATCTTTCTTTTTACCGATGATCTTACGCACCTTATCAGCTTCAGACCAGGACATACCTCCTAGATACACGCAAGCTTGCATAACCTGCTCTTGGTAAATAATAACACCGTATGTATTCTCAGTAAAATCCTTCATAAGCGTATGACTATAGTCTACCGCCTCTTTGCCATGCTTACGATTAATGTATGCTGCTCCTACAGTATTCATTGCTCCTGGACGCACAAGGGCATTTGATGCAACTAGGTCTTCAAATTTGTCTACACCCATCTTCATCAAAAGATTTGTATAGGGAGTCGCTTCCGCCTGGAATACACCCTTGGTATACCCTTCGCTAAGCATCTTGTATACTTTTGGGTCATCTAATTTTAAATCAGACAAGTTAATGTTTTTGCCATGCCTCTTGCTAACAGAATCAAGTGTATCTGAGATAACAGACAAAGTTTTTAATCCTAGGGCATCAAGCTTAATCAGTCCGATATCAGCAACGGTATCCATGTCATATGCTACAACTGGGATTCGGCCTGAAACCTTATCCTGTGCATCTTCACGAGATTCTACTGGAGCATACTTTCTAAGATCGTCTTTGGCTACAACTACACCAGCTGCGTGAACTCCTACTGAACGAATGCGACCACGTAGGCGCTCTGCTAGCCAAACAACTTCTGGATATCTTTCACGGAAATCTAGTGTGTTTGGAGACTCCATAAAATCTTCAAATGTATCTACTGGTTTTAGTGCACGATTAACCTCTTGCAATGGAACCATAAATACACGAGCAGCATCACGAACTACGCCCTTATCTTTAAAATAAGTATATGTTGAAATAGAAGCTACGTGCTTAAATTTTTTCTTTAGGTATTCTTTAACCTCTTTACGGCGACGGTCCTCAAAGTCGGTATCGATATCTGGAAAGTCATTACGCTCTGGATTAATAAATCGGAAAAAAAGTAGGTCGTATTTAATTGGATCTACATCTGTAATGCCAAGTGAATAGCATACAAGGGATCCAGCAGCCGAACCACGTCCTGGTCCTACTCGAATGCCCGTCTCTTTAGCCCAGTTAATCATATCTCCCACAACAAGGAAGTATGATGCAAAATTCTTTGATGCAATTACCGAAAGCTCTTCTTCAAGGCGGTCTAGGTAGGCCTGATCTGAAGCCTTCTGAAGGCTCTCTAAGCCCTTCATGGCTAGCTCCCTTAGTCTTTCATCGGCATCTGTCTTTGGGACTGGCAAAAGGTCTAAGCCCTGGTTAAAGTCATATTCCTCAACCTTGTTAGCAATCTCCATTGTATTATCATAAATATCAGTACGTGAGATTCCAGCCTTATTAAAATCTGAGCTAATTTCTTCACGGCTTTGGATAAATAGATTATAGTCCTGAAATGAAATTCTACGATCTGGATATAAGTAATTAAACCTATCCATCATATTCTTCATATTTCGAGACATGTCAAAATCTGTTTCTTTATCAGCCTTTGGTGATGTAGACAGAATTAGTAATGCTTCTTCTAGAATACGATCTTCTTCTTTAGCAAAGTGTGCATCTCCTGTTGCCACCGCCTTAATATTTAATTCATCTGCTAGCCCTAAAAGCTTTGAATTTATTTCTGACGGATTGTGAGACTGTACCTCAACATAAAAATCTTCACCGAAATTTTTTTGAAAATCTTTGAGAATTAATTTAGCTTCAGAGAACTCGCCTTTTTCGATAGCCTTAGAAATAAGACCGTTAAGGCATCCAGATAAGACAATAATTCCTTCTTTATATTCATTTAAAATCTCCCTATCAATACGTGGCTTATGATAAAAGCCTTCGTTCCATGCAAGCTCTTGAAGAGTATTAATATTCTCTAGGCCCTTTTTATTTTTTGCCAACAAGATGATGTGGTTATAAGCCTGGATAGACTTGTCTGTCTTTGAAGATCTATCAAATCTATCTGTTGGAGAGATGTATGCCTCTACTCCAAGTATCGGCTTGATTCCCAGCTCTTTTGCAGCAATTTGCATATCTCTATGTGAAGACAACGTTCCGTGGTCTGTAATTGCAATAGCTGTCTGTCCAGCATCCAGGGCTGCCTGACATAACTCCTTTGGAGAATTAAGTCCGTCCATCAAGCTATAATAGCTATGTACGTGAAGATGTGTAAAACTCATTAGTAACCGCCTAGGCATAAATTTCTTGTATGATAAAGTCTATTCTTTATATATTCTTTTTTACTTGGTGCATATAGCTCATCGTTGCAAGCTAAACAGCTTCCATGCCACTCTCTTCCAAAGAAGTCGTATGTCATGCCTTTGAAATTCTTGTATTTGTTAATAACAAACTCTTCAAATGGATCTGGTATCTCGTATGAAATCATGGCATCATTCTACTAAATAAAATAGGGCCAGTCAATAGACTGGCCCTATTTATTTAATTTACCAATCTAGGTTGCTGCTTGTTGCTTCAGACTTTTCTTCGCTGTTTGCATTTTCGCCAGCAAAGAATGCCTCTTGCTCACTGTATGGCAAATCACGAACTGCTGTTGCTTCAAGATCATACAGCTCCAATGAAGATGAATCAAATAGAGACTCATCCTTTCCTAGAGGAATGATTGTGTAGCTTGTATCTGTTTTTGTGCCTGAGCGCTTAATTCGCCACATAAGATTTGAGATTGAACCCATTTCTCCAGCGTACTCAATAAGTGTTGGTGTAATTGTCTTTCCGCTTGAACCTTGAGAAAGAATTGCTACGTAAGGATCTTCTTTGCCATCATCAACAAGAACGTTAATGTAAAGTCGTGTACGACCCTTCCATCCCGCCTTATAATCCTTGCGATGCTGCTCGCATCCGTAGCACTTACCCTGGTCTTCCATAGAGCACAATGCCTTGCGGCGGTAGTCTGCTGGATTTGTGTGCTCAACAGCAATAAAGCCTAAGCCATTCTTTTCATTATATGTTGGTGAATCTGGATCTAGTTCCTGAAGGAAGCGAATTTTAACGCTCTCAGCATCTTCCAGCTTGGCCCAACGAGCCTTTGTTCCATCGCCTTCTACATAAGTAGGCTTATCCATTACTTGATTTAGTCCTTTAAGACCTTTTACGATACCCATTTGTTTCTCCTTTTATAGTTGATGGTATAGATCCATCTGTTATCTTAGTATATCATGTCCATGAACGATACTCAATATCTGAAACTGAGTTTTTGATACATGTCTTTATTTCTTCATCAGTCATATCCCCAGCATCTTTTGCATCATGGGGATAAAGCTTTTTATATTCATATGATGCCCAAGAGATATCTTTCATCCTTAGCTTATTGGCTATGCTCAATCCTAGCTCTCTGCCAGCATTGTCTGCATCGGTCATAATAACAATTTTATTAAAATATCTATTTAATATCTTTTGCTGGTCTGGTGATAAAAACCCACCAAGGGTTGCAACAACATTTGGAAACCCTGCCTGATGGATTCTGATTGCATCAAAGTTAGACTCAACAATTATAACCTGGTCTCCAATTTTCTTTGCACGATGAACATTAAATAGCGTTTTACTTTTAGGAAGGTTTGTACTGTTCTTAAATGATTTACCCTCAATTGATCTTCCAACGATTCCAATCGGAACTCCGTCTGGACTATGTACTGGTGTTACAACCATGTTCATAGCGTTAGAGTATCCTAATTTAAAATAATCTGCTGAGTCTTTATTTATACCTCTTGACTCAATATAATCTCTTGCTGACTTATATCCATACAGGTCTGCGTGAAGCCTATCTAATGTTTCTTGCGGAAACTCTTCAAACTCAGGCTTATCCTCCATCATAGACGACAGCATTTCATCAAAGTTATCTAAAGCTGCTGTTTCTTGTGATGCTATAAATCTAAGGGTTTCAAAATCATTTTTGTTTAAGATTCGTTTAACAAGCTCAATAAGATTGCCAGTCTCACCGCATGCGGGGTTATAGCAAAGCCAAGCTCCATTATCTTCTCCGATGCTAAAACTTGGAGTATGACGGTTGCCATGAAATGGACAATATAAGATCAAGTTGTTGTTAGCTTCTCCAGTTACCTGAAGGCCTAGAGCTTTAACTATAGACTTGATATGGTTTGGTGCGTATTGCGTGGAATCAATTTTCCTTGCGTTATACCCTCTGATTGCCATGCCTTCTTCTTTCCCACATATATGCCGTACATAGTCATTAAGAATGACCACGTTTCACCTGTAAATTCTACCGAAAAGTTTGGGTCTATGTCAAGAACTCTTGCATAGCCTTTCCCTTTCATATCTTGAGTTAGCAAATTTTCATATTGAGCACGAACCCTAATCATGTCAGAGTCATCCTTAAAGCTAACATTAACTTGAAATCTCTTTATATTTTTATGATTCATTCTTTTGGAAAGGGTTCTCATAAATCTCTTTGACGATACCACGGTTGATATCCCAGTCTAGATACATGCCGAATTCAGACCCGTGTCGGTTTTTTCTAGAAACGACTTCGACCATTTGAGTTCCAGTATACTTGTGGATAGCAATAGCCATATCCGCATCGTACTCAATTGCCTTTGACCACGCCACCTGAGAAAGCATTGGCGGATTATCTTGATCTGAAACATCATCCATTGTTGCTGCAGTAATATCAATTACTGGAATGTTATTTGTCATGGCTAGCATCTTGAACTCACGAGAAATATTCATGTTACGTTCTGTTGCTCCCTGGCTCTTTTTGTTATCAGAAAAAAGCTGATGATAATCAAGAATAACTAGGTCTGGCTTATGCTGGTCAATCTTACCCTGAATAGTTGCAGGAGTAACTTCTGCCATTCCCTCATTGGATACAAGCACAAAGCCGTTTTTATTTTCAAATTTCTTATTAGACCAAGACTTAAAATCATCTAGGTTAATATCACCAGTAGCCAGCTCGCTGGCCTTAAATAGTCCTGACCCAAGCATTGTATAGATACGGTCACGCATATTCTCTGGAGACATTTCAAGAGAAACGATCATTGGCTTAAAGCCCTGTTCCCAGGCCTTACAAGCTAAGTATGAAGTAAACCATGTCTTACCACGTCCTGGCCAGCCAATGGCCACGATAAGGTGTCCTGGAGCCATTCCAGTAGGGTACGCAAGGTCAATTGCCTTGAATCCAGTTTTGATTCCTGGAGATCCGCCCATTTCTGCTGAGCGTACTTTTGTAGCCTCAAAGTGTCTGATTGCATTCTCTGAATCAGTAACATCAAGATCTCGAACATTGCTTGTAAACTTACTAAGAGATGCAAGTTGAGCCTGCATTTCAGACAATACTCTAGATGCGGCATCCTCTTTAAGCATTGAGCCGCTCTTTAAAATAATATTCTTTAGTCTATTAGATAGATACTCGTTCTTTAGCTTGTCTAGATAGTATCCCGTTTCTGCCTTTACATTAGGGTCGACTTCAAAATCTTTGAACTTTTCAAGCAACACCCCAGCCTCTGGAACAGCTTTAAACTTATAGTAATATGACTTCAAGCCTTCCCAAATATCTCTGTGTGATGTAAATAGATCATCTACATTGTCTGCAAGCAATGTGCTAATATCTTTATTCTTGCATACTGCAGAGATTAATGTTGCTTCTGTATTCATTACATTCCGCCCTCTTCAACCATCTTCTTCGTCTCTTCTAATAACAAACGACGTCTTTCCTTATCAAGCTCAACATCTTCAATAGAATTATTCATTCTGTCAAAATTATAATAAAAAAACTGCAGCGGATGACCACCTTTAGTAAGACTAAAATAATAAATTAGAAGCTGTTTAGCACGATCAAACCCTACGCTATCAATGACATCTTGCATAGCCCATTTTTCACGAAACTTATTAAGCTGAGGCATTTTCCCATACCTCTCCTTATAAAGAGACTGATAAAGCCCAATTAAAACATACGGCTCTTTCTCACTTGCCACGCTTTAGCTCTTCCTCTACCTCACGAGTTTTTTCAATAAGCTTGTCTTCGACAAACTTATATACTCGTTCTGTTGCTTCGTCTACGTGCTCTCCTTGACGAACATCATCTTCTACTCCAATACCAATCTTGATACTCTCATAGTTTCCTAAATTACGTGTAAACGATAGGTCTACCTTTACTCTTGTTGTCATCACTCCGCCTTCCATACTGGGACAAACTTTCCTTCTTGGGTCTTAGTATACAATATTAAATTGTTTTTGAGAATAGCATAAAGCTCTGCCCGTGAGGGCATGCTAGAAGAATATCCAGCATCCAATATGAACTGATGCAGATCTAATATGTCAGCCTCGCTAAACATATATTTAGACCATGTGCTGTCTGGATTTCCAATAGGGTAAACTTTCTGTGGTGCAGAAATTTTCCCATCAAGAATATAATCTTCAATTGTTACTTTATGTTTATCTAGTATTAATCCTACCTGAGTCATAGTGTAAGCATTTTCCATACCCTTTTCAACTTGTGAATATGAATATAGAACTCTTTTCTTGTCTGGATAACACCAGGCGATCAGCTCATCTTTAGATCTGGAAGCTTTTAACACCTTATGAAGATTGCCATTTAAGAAGAAATAGAGAAATCTTTTGCGAACAGGTTTTCCTTTTTTTCTAACCATCTTCCGAAAGCACTCGTTTCCTTATTAATCATCCAGCGCTTGCCACACATTATGCAAAACAATTCGCTGTGCAGTTTTTGAGAAAACACTCTATCCACAAAAACTCTACCATTACATTTTGAACACCACATTATAAGCTAAACATCTTTCCATCAACTACACATGTATAATTTGGAGATACATGGATCATCTGAACGTGAGGGTATTCGCCATTTTCAATATGTGCAATAGCAAAGCCCTTTTGCCAGTCATGGTGCTGGGTATACTTCATCCCTGGACCCTTTTCATCACACATGTGACCAATTTCATATCCACGAAGCGTTTCGCCTTCACCATTATTTCTTAATTCATATGTTACCATATGTGAAGCAATTCTATGAGAATGACCTCTAATTAAAGATACCTGCATATCTTCCATGTCTTTTCTTACGGCACCGCCTGCTGCAATTGAAAGTCCGTGGTGCACATGAATATCTCCAAATCTGCGCTTTGGAAGACTATCATAATAAATATATTCATAACCCAAAGAATCAAGACCCCATAGCGCCTCTGGCGTTACTTCGTTTGCATAATCTGGAAGCTTCTTATCAATGTAATCAAAGATACGAATATCGTGATTTCCTAGAGCAGAAAAGAGCTGTGCGTCTGGCAACATCTCTCTTGTTTTTGTATAAAAATCTCTTGCGCCCTTTGCTTCGTGACGCATCATTGGAACAATGAGATCACGACTATCGTCTTTATGAAGCTGCATGAATTCAGCTGATCGACCTTCTGTATACTTGCTGTAGCAAGCTTGATCATCTGTGTCTCCTAGGTAGTCAACAACATCTGGCTTGAACCACTTCATTACCTTAAACCACAATGCAATCATTTTGTCATCTTGGTACGGGAACTGCTGGTCGGATGAAAGCATCCATTTTAAATCATTACTCATTGTTCGCCTTTATACGAAAAAAGTCACGGGTACGTGACTTTGATGTTACACCGTAAGTGTAACATATTGGTTTGTATTGTCAATAGGTTATATTAAAAAACTTCTACGTATACATAATTTACTATAATCGGTCCAACTATAGTTTTGCTTGAATTTAAATTTACTTTCCATACTGCATTTGATCTATCAACAGTAATTGTTATATCTACTCCTGCTGGAATATTGCCTTCCTCTATGCCAAACGCTATGAATGTGGAGTCAAGGCTGGTGACAGAGGTAAGCGATAAATCTACGGGTTTAGCTTTATTTGCATCGATTTTTCCAACAAACTTTAGCCTTCCTCCGCCTACTTTATTCTTTGATAAACCTTTAATGCTTGTTGTATTGCTCAAAGATTCTTGATACGTCAAAGTAATATTTGACTGCAAATCATTTAATGCATTTACATCCAGGGGGGCTCCCTCGTAAAATGTAACTTGCTTTGGTGTATCTGCCATTATAAATTTTCTCCTAGGTCGTGCATATTAGCTTCCATATCACTTACTTCTATAACTAAAGATCTATCTAGTCCATACTTTTCAAAAGAGTCTGGACTAACTACGTGCCTTCTTTTATTCTGAGACACTAAGTATATTTTACCATCTGCGATGTTTTTTATCAATGTGCCATCTCTAAATCCAAGTTTCCCTGCTACTTTCATATTTACCAAAGCTGATTCTTCGGCATATACTGTTGGAAATGACCAAGACTTCTCAGCTCTTTCTGAAATAAGCTTAAACCTTTTCCCGTCTTTAATCCAATATGTTGCCGAGCTTGTTTTGACTGCAAGCCCAGAAGGGAAATTAGTTGGTAAGACTATTAAGGTGCTCTGCGTATTCTTGTTCCGCCTGTTTTTTAGCATTTATTTCTTCCACTAGTTCGGTTATCTCTGCACGAAGCACAGCGATCTGTATTTCATAGTTTGATGTTAATTCACCAATTCTTTGTTGCAGGGCAGTAATTACTAACTGAGCTCTATCCATAGATTAAGCCTGAAGAGTAACTAGCTCGGCATTTAATGCAGAGATCTTTAGATCAACAGTTGCAATTTGTGCATTGATATCATCAATATCATTTTGGCTTGGTGTTGAAACAGCTTCAAGCTCGGCAATTGTCATCTGCAAGTTATACTTGTTATATGCAAGATTCTTGATATGTTGATTAACAATACCTATTTTTTCTTCATTACTTAGTTCAATTGTCATTTTATCCTCCTTATATATTATATCACAGTAGACTATTTATAGGAACAGGTCTATTTACCAAACGATATGGCTGCGTATTTTGTCCCAAACTGGATTGGAAGGACTCTATGTACAAAGTCTATGCTTGAAGGGAAAATGATTAAGCTATTGGCCTCTGGCTTGTAAGCAGTAGATCCTATTTTATCTTTAAATTGTATTTCTCCTCCAACATAGTCGTCATTAAAATAATAAACAAATGACAGTGTGCATGGATGAGGATCTCCATTATCTGAGTGCCAAGTTAGGTCCTGCGTTTCTGAGTATTTTAATATCTCCCATGGCTCACGCTCTTTTATTTTAATGCCTGTGTTTTTAATATAATGAAATATAGACTTTGACAATCTTTCACTAATTTTTTTATCTAAAAAATATTTAGACTCCCTGTACTCTTTACTATCAGTTAATGCTTCACAAAATAAAGAAAAAACTGTGCATGACCTTAGAGACGTGTTGTAGTCATGATTATTTATTGTAGCAGGCAAAAAGTCTTTATCGTATGTATTAAATATATAGCTTAATTCTTCAATTATATCTACCTGCTCATCCATAACGTTTTTGTATACATAAATGTAGTCATCAAGCTTTTCTACTATCATACCTTTCCTCCTCCTCCAATAATATTGTGAGCCATCAACCCTCTTGTAAAGTAAATATCCTTTGTATCAATATCAATAGATATTGTATTTACATCTTCATAAACTTCTTCCTTTGACACAACCTCAACAATGTTAAGCTCATGGTCCATGATACTGTCACCAATCTGCAAATTATCCACTATCCCAAATCTCCAAACGCCGTCTCTCATGTAAGGAATTGGGTGCTCCCATGTTATCTTAATTCCGTTATTAATATTATAATATCTTCCATAAGTTCTTTCAATTACGTTAAGCACTGTTGAAGGAACCATTGTAGTAGATGATATATCATTCTGCTCCCATGAGTCAAGATAGTTGGCATATTCATCATCTGGCACACCTGGAACATCGGCTCCCATAATTTCGTCACCTATGTAAAGATCTTCAATGTTTTTCCATGATCCGTCAGACATTAATATCTCCGTACCAAATACGTGGCACCCTCCACCTGTATCAATTGTATTAATAGTATTAATAGTATTAATAGTGTTAATAGTATTAATAGTTGCAATTGTGTTGATTGTATTAATTGTGTTGATTGTATTAATTGTGTTGATTGTATTAATTGTGTTGATTGTATTAATTGTGTTGATTGTATTAATTGTGTTGATAGCTGGTAATGATGAAAGAATTGAGGAGGATACAATTGTTGACGATGTTCCGTAAGCGTTTGTAGCTGACGCAATTGCAACAAAATAGTATGGAGGGTAAGAGGCATCTCCAGTAGTTACTGTGTAGCTTAGGCTGCTGCTAGTTGTTGTAGCTTTTTGAACAGTCCATATTCCATCTGATGTGCCTGCCCATATAGTCAAGCTATAAGATGTTGGGCTTCCGCTCCAACCTGAGGTTGTAGCGGTTATATCTGTTCCAGCAACTCCGCTTCCAGAAAGAGATACCGACCCCCCAGATGGCTTTGGCAGATAAGAAGTGATGGTATTTGATTCAACTTGAGAAGATGTACCACCTGCATTTGATGCCGTTGCATATGCTTTAAATATATATGCTGGAGCAGAAGCATCGCTTGTTGTAATTGTATAAGATACGCTGTTGCTAGATGAAGAATTTTTTAGAACTGGAAATGATGATCCATTTGTTCCAGCATACAAATAAACCTCATAAGATGTTGGGCTTCCGCTCCAACCTGAGGTTGTAGCGGTTATAGTAGATCCTGCTGCACCGTCTCCAGAAAGGGTGACCGAGCCACCTGACGGAACTGGATAATTATTTACAGTAAAGTCAGCGTATGCAATACCGTTTGGAGAAACACCATTTGAAGCTGTAACCTTTACCCTCCAGGCATAGGCGGAAGATAAGCTTCCTGGCGGTTCAAATGTTGATCCCGATGCGTACGACACCCAATAAAAACTTGAATTTAAATACTGCCAATCATATGTGTATGAGATAGTTCCAGATCCAGTCCATCCAGAGGCCGAGGCAGAAAAGGTTGTTATGTTATAGTAGCCCGAGGTAGGGTAAACCGAAACGCTTCCTCCTGCTGGAGCCTCTAGGCTTGGAGTGGTAGCTGACACTGGGCCTGCCCAGTTGCTTCTAAGTGTGCCATAAACTGCTCTTACATAATAATATGAGGTGTATCCGTTAGCAAGAATTTCCTGCGACCATGGAGAAGAAACATTATAGTATGCACCAGGTCCTGGATTTGACGTGGGCTCATCTCCTGGGCCAGCCGACCAATAGAGGTCATATGTTAGGCCAGAAATCATGTTCCAGGTTACGGTAAAGTTTGGGTATGTATATGAAACGGATAGTCCAGTAGGTGGGTCTGGCGTAGGCTCTGGCTGGGCAACTGCGGTTCCAGATGCACTAGAAGACCATGCAGATGTTCCTGCTCCATTGACTGCTCTTATCCAAAAATAATATGTGGTTGGGGTTGTAGATCCAGTAACAGAATAGTTAAATGATCCTGTAACTGGGCCTATAGCTGTTGGGTTTGATGGTAAAGAGTTTGAAGATGATGCATAGTATTCAAAATAGTCTGCATCTGATTGCGAATTCCATTCCATTCTAATTGCTGTGTATCCACTAAGGTCAACATTTTGGTGCAGCCCTGTTGGGGTTCCTGGCGGGGAATATGTTATAGAAATGCTTGTGCTAACTGAGTTTGCACTTGCAGATCCGCCATCAGCTGTATTTACTGCAGTTACAACAAATCTAAAATATGTTGATGTTGAAAGCAGATCTGTGGACTGTACCTCTGCGGTAACTATAGAACTTGCACCAACTGAAGGGTTTGAAGCATTTGGGGTAAAAAACATTGTTCCTGTGCAATCAATCCAATTATTTCCATCTGATGAGCTTTGGAATTTATATGTATAAGTTGTTGCGTTGTACCAATGATAAAACCTTCCAGTTAATACTGGTGGATTGCTAGAAGAAAATGTTGTTGTATTAGTAGATATGGTTACTCTGGTTTGAATGGTTGGAGTAATTCCACCATAGGAAAAAAATTGTTTCCATACTCCACTTACCTTTAAGTATCCTGCGGCTACATTTTTCCAAACTCCGCCGACCTTTAATTTAATTGCTGGAATGTCTTTCCATACTCCGCTAATTTTTAACTTTACAGACATCTTACGGAGTCCAAACTAGCAATACGTCTCCATTGCTGTATGGTCTATGGTCTAAATATGCGTCTGGGTAATCTGCAAAATTAGCTACTGTTGCAGTGTACATATTTCTTAGCCCTCCAGAGTTTTCTGCTCCAGATCCTTGTGAGTTTCCAGCAATTTGTGCTGATCTTGCAACATCTACCTGTCTGCCCTGACCCTCTACTGAGTGCCCTAAAGTTATTCTTCCCCCACTAGAAGGTGCATAAATTACATCAAAGCCGTCTGTATCTTCAATTAAAAATCCATCTGTGTTTGCACCTTTAAAAATAATATTTCCAATTGTCATGTCACCAGTAATTGCTCCGCTGGTTGCTGTAATTTTACCAGTTATTTCAAGTCCGCCAGTTAATGGCGCTTTTAAAATTGCAGTATTTTGACTTGAATAAATATGTAGTCCTGCTAGCACGTTTGTGCCAGAAACTGCTGACGACGATATTTCAATTCTTGCAGAATCTGCAGTTCCAGCTCTTATGTATGATGTAGAATTTATATTTCCAGCTTTTAAATTATTTACTGTTAAGACTGTTGCTCCTAGTTTTTCTACTTCAATTGCTCCAGCCTCGATCTTTGTGGCAGTGATTGCATTTGTAGCAATTTTATCCGCAATAATTGCACCCGATACAATCTTATCTGCAGTAATTGCATTTGCTATAATCTTAGGTGATGTTATAGATCCGTCAGCAATTTTTGTACCAGTTATTGCACCAGTTGCTATCTTTGCCTCACTAATTGCTCCGTCTACAAGCTTTACATTTGAAATAATATTATTTGCAAGGTCATCAGAAACTGCAGATCTTGCACCGAGGTCGTCGTGTGCAACATTTACTTGCAGCGTTCCCTCAACATCATTTTTATTTATTGCTCTCACATGGATATAAACTGGCTGGCTATATCTACAATATGTACCGTCTTCGGGTATCACAATTTTATTTACAAGCTGGTCTCCAGTCAGAACTCCAGCCTCTACATATGTTCCAGCTGTTGCTGTTGCGGAATTTCCAACATATACCTTGATTGCCTTGAACCCTTTAAATGTTCCATTTGCATATGTCCCTGCCCATTTTAATTCAAGACCACTTAAAATTCTAGTTAAAGTAAATCCATTAGGATTTGTTGGAGCTTCAATTGTTTCTCCATTGACCATTTCAATTGGAATACCTGTGCTTTTTGGGCCAATTCCTCCATCGGAAGAAACGCAAGCAAGGCTTAATGTATATGTTCCAGTAAGGAGTGGAAGTGTTTTTGATCCAGCTGACTTAAAGCTTCCTGCTTCAACTTCTCCGAATGTGTCGTCTTCGTCTGTAATATAAATTCCAATATGAGATATCTTAGGCATGTCAATATTATTGTTAGATGTATCCTTGCCGCCCCACCTAACTTTAACAACACCATTGGAAAGCTCTACATCTGAAGAAGTTATTTTGGGCACTGGAAGTGTTGATTTACCTGGTACTGTAAATACTTTTGTTGCAGACCAATCTGATGAAGATCCATCTTCTTTTTTCCAAATAAACTGCATTGGATATATTTCGCCTGGATCCAGGTCGGGGATAGTTAAATAAAAGTAGTCTTTATCTACTCTGATATCTTGATTTAGATCATTATTCGCCATAGCTTAGGTCCAACTTATACTCTACGTCTAGCTGCCTTCCAGCAGATTTTGTAACAGCATCAGTTAAAACTGATCGGCTTATAATTCCATAAACTGGATCAAATGTATCCTCATCATTTATTCTTAGGCCATCCATACCAATAACAGTATCGTTGCCCGATGTAGGAATTGCGGCTATACCAATTTTAAATATTTTTGAAGGGTCTGGGCTGTTTACGCCATTAGAAAGAACTTGAGAAAACAGTATTTCGTCAGAAATCTTATGTCCCGTACCTGCAGTTGGTGTTATTGAAACTTGATAGTACGCTGTATCTGAGCTATACAATCTTATTCTTAAAGAAGAAATGTTAGCGTCATACTTATAATAAGATACAGATAAGGAATCTCTAACACTGTAGCCCGAAAGATCAAGAAGCTCATTTGAAAAATATTCAACAACTTCTCCAGACACTGTTCCAAAATCAATTACATTGTCGCCTATTTTCGAATATGTTGTTTCAGAAGAATTATATGTCGATGCTGGTGAGTATCCATCAGCATCATACCATCTTATTGTGTCAGAAAATTCTGATAAGAACCTGCTGTCAAAGTTATTTACTGATCCTCTATCTAATGGATATAAACCAATTTCTTTAATTTCTCCCGCCACGTTTTGTGGTAATGTTGTTTTATATATAACAGAATATGTAGTCACATCATCAACTGTCTGAATGTCTGTGCTTCCAAATAGTACTGGAATTCGGTACCACTCAAAGTCTAGCCTTGTATCGTTTGGGGTAGCTGCCGTAGAACCTATTCCAACAGCTAGCTCTCTTCTAAAGTTATCAACGGAGCCCGCTATTACATTTGTCATAAACCTTCTGCCAAATTTTGTAATAACATTTTTGGAGGTAGCTATCTGTTTGCCGTCAGAATAAAAAGTATATGTTCCAGTAAGCTTCATTATTTCACCGCAATCTGTGCAATTACGCCAACCGTGTCTGCTGGAGATATGCTTGTATTTTTAATTTTTAAAACTAAAGAATATGTTAAGTTTTTTGCTTTATCATATTTTTCAACCCACTGCACACTTTCTATAGATGTTAGATTAAGTATATCTGATATTGAATTGTCTTGTCCGCCTTGGCTTGAATATTTATCTCCCTGTGTTGACCTAAAAGGGCTTGCAGATGTAAGAAATTTTGCAGCTGGATCGGTATCTTTTATATAGGCATATGGATTTAATAGGAATGTATCTGGGTGACCTTCAGGCAATACTGCTGGAACAGTTGGATTGCTTTGTGGGGCCCTACGATCATTAAACTCTACATTAACCATTTTATCATTATACCATTTCCATTTATTAAGACCCAGGGCTCCACGTTATGTACTGATCTACAAAACCACCTCTTGAGCTGTTCCTTGCCTGGAACATGGTTATCTTTACAACTTTCCATCCTGGTATGTTTCCGTTATCTGTTACATACTGGTCTGGTAAACTGTCAAAGTCAATACTGCTTGTGTAGTCAGAAAAACTACCTAACTGATAATATTTATTATCAACATTTGCCATTACTACTATGCGATCAGAAGGACTTAAGCTATTATCTTTTCTAAACTGGAATACCGATCCGTTCATACCGCCTGGCTCTGGTGTTGGAATTGCACTCCAGTAAGTATAGTCTGGGGCTATTTCAGATATCGGCGAAACTTGTATTACTGAAGTATTGTCAACATCCTCTTCATTACCTACTACAGCTGGGACTATTGTATTTTCAATTGCTTTTTTAGCAGTTTTATTTAATGCCCTACATTGAATATTTGTATCAAGACTTCCGCTGTATGCATGCTCTATTGAAGTAATAATAAATCTTTCTTCTCCATTTAGTTCTTGAAAAGGATAATTGATTGTTATAATATCACCCAAAGATAATAGCGGGTTACCAAATACAGTCATCTTTACTATTTGCCCTCTATTAATAACTGTATCTTTAATCCAATTAGCAAATGTTTTTACATCACTTTCTGACTGAAGCCAATTAGACTCAAAAGAGACTGGCTCTTTTGCAGAATAATCAGCAAGATCGTCTGTAGTATAAACAAGTTCTCCTCCTTCTGCAAGAGTATTACCCAGCACATAAAATGAAGCTAACCCTCCATCAGATAAAGGCAAAACAGTAGAAGTATTATTTAAAACAAATGAGGATCCTTTAAAGTTTGTTTTATTTGAACCTAGTATTTTTGCGCCCTCTGTATTTCCCGTTGACCAATATATTGGAAAAGATGGCCTTGAATCAAATCTAATATCTGACTTCTGTATCTCTCTTACTGTTGTTCCAAATTCATCAACGCTTGTTTTTTTCTTATTGTACTCATCTGCTTCAGAATTTGAATAGTACACTAAATCTCCAAATGAGGTGGCAAGAAAATCATTTGAAAACTGACCATCATAAAAATTTGGGTTGTAGCTACTGTTATTAAATTCTTCTTCAGTTATTTCAGAGGCATAAACATAATCAAATATTGCTGTTCCCACTCTGCATGTTAAAGACACTGTATCTGTTGGCTGAAATATTTTGTTTAAAGTTTTGTCATACATTGCCGTTGTATCTGTAGCAGTAATTAAAAAATCGTTTACATACGCTTTAATTATAATTTTCTTTTTAAATACTTTAACCTTAATATTTATTTTATACTCCACTCCAGCAACTATGCCGTCAAGCGTTTTATTACTCACTGTTTGTGAATCTCTTATGTCTTTTACGTTTGTTAGGGCTCCAGTTTTAACTACTCTAATTGATTTACGATCTTTTGCTGCCGAATATTTTGTTGTATCAATAACAAGATGGTAGCCTCCAGATCCTGCGGAGTCTACAAAAAATCCAAATGCCGCTCCCTGTAATGGGAAATCTTCTGATGGGTCAAAATATACTGATGTTCCATACGAGTAGCAAACTGGCTCATCTGCAACAGCCCCTGCTTTGGTATAACTTTCAACAGAAAATGACCCTACATTTGTATACCCAACTTCAACATTCTCCTCAGTATTTAAGGCGTCAAAATTTCTATAAAAGCTTTGAAATTTATTTTTTTTCATAGACTGATTACTATTGGTAATTGTTAAATATGATTTTCCAACAGTTAAACTTGAAACATCTATTCCTTGTGCTGACATAGAAAGAGCATCTTCAGAGTTTGACGGTGTTCTATATTCAAATGATGAGTCTTTACCAAAATTTGTACCTTTACGTGCATAGATGCTAAATACATATATTCTATCTAATAATAAATCTGGGACAATAATAGTTTGAGTTGTAGACCTAATTGTTCCTTGTGCGTTATCAACATTTTGATCTGCAACAGTTTTCTTGCCAGTTTCTGGGTCCTCTAAATATCTTTGATAAAATAAAACATATTCGGTTGGGGCATCTGATCCATAATCCATATTGAATGAAACTTCTATGCTAACAGTTGTATCACCTTTATCAAAAGGCAATGGAACTCTACTAATATCTGAAGTAATGTTGTAGTGTGAATACTCTGCTGCACTTCCATCTTCTTCAATAAAAAATGATCCTATTGCTGGTTTTACCATTATGCTCCCTCACCCCATCCTATTTGAATTCCTCTCCATGCCGAAAGTGGTGTATCCGATGTAGCATTATGGAAAGATGGTGTAGTTCCTAATGCACCTCTATTTTTAATTCTGTATCTACCCGTCGGCTTAAAGTATGCTGTTTCTGGATTATCATTATCTTTATATCCATTTTTTGATAAATAGCGATGCTTTGCCATTTCTGAGCTAGAAGAAATAAATACTCTCTTTATATTAATATCCCCATCATTTGGATCACCAGCGTCTGTCAGTAATGGAACATACTGATATTCCATTGCATCAAACTCTATTATTTCAGAGTCTATCATAAAATACCCCGCAAAGTTAAACCCCGATACAAATTTAGAATATGAATTTAGTTGTGAAATATTTAAATATAAAGCAGTGGATTCTGGTGATATCTTACCATAACCTGAGGCCCTTGTAGTTGCAATTCCACCACTGGCGTCTGTTCCCCTAGCTGGTCTAGCTACAATAAAATAAGAAGATGTTGCCTCAATTATTTTATAATAAGATGAAAAATCTAGCAACCTTGAGGCACATCCTTTAACCTTTACCATATCATTTACAGAAAATGTATTAGATGCAAAGTATTTAGTTGTGCCCGATCCTTTTTCAAAAGATGTTATTGTAGCAGTATTTATATCTGTTCCGCCAATAAATGTCTCTGTTGATTCTGTTGCTACAGAAAATGACGTATCGTTAGCATAAACTATAGCTGCATCTGTAACATTATATGCATCTGGGCTAAGTCCTGTCACCGTAACTTTTTGCCCAACGACATATTTATTAATTGCAGTATAATTAATTCTTCCATTTGATATGGCAGCATTTGTTATTGTAGATGTTGGAGCTGGTATTCTTTGCCTAAGTCCGCCTGCAACAAGATAGGTTGGAGATGATTGCCAGAGGTACGTGGAGTTAGATAAATAATTTGACTCAATTGGGCTCTTCCATTTAATAATCACCTGGTTTGCTGAGGCTATTTCTTTTTTATCAAAATATATAATATTAGGCAATTTTGTTTTTGTAGTTGAGCCGTCTACATAAGTTTCGCTACCGTACCTAAACGTCCACGATGCTAGGTCTTGTGAATACATGTAGTCTCTGCTATAAAATTGAAGGATTCCATCTTCATCAAAAAAGGCATTCATTTGTATATCTCTACACAGCATTTGAATTGTTTCCCACACTGTTGCATTTTCATCCGTCCACCAGTATCTTATGGATGGTATAGACAAATCTGGGCCATCCATTAAGTCAAGATAGTCATCAACAACGTATGTGCTATTTTTTAAATTAAATTTATAATTTGAAAACCCTACATTATCAAGAAGAACTCTAAGAACTGCTGTCGCTGGATAATCTCTAAGAAAAAGATCTGGAGATAGCGTGTCCATTAAATATTTTGATCCATCCAAGCAGTAGATATTTGACTGACCGTCCTGACCTACAGAATAGCTATCTATATAAAAAATGCCCTGTAGCGTTCTATCATATTTGTCCGTTGATCCTAGAGCTCCATTTGAATGATAGGTATTTATATAAAGCTTTACCTCAGCATTTTTTGATAAATATATTGTATTTGGATTAATGTATCCTGATGAGCTTGCAAAGGAAGACATGTAACGATTGTAGTCTTTAAAGTTTATTGCTTCTTCGTTAAAATCCGCAAGATTAATGCTTAAGCTGTTTGAGTTAACAAAACCGACTGGTAGAATGTCATTTTCATTTGCAGAAGTTTGTTTTGTAAGAGTGTAATCAATTATCTTATCCGCACTTATATTTTTTATATATCTTGCAGAAACCTCAATTACTGCAATTCTTGAAGGAGTAGCCCCATCTATTGAAGCGCTATCTATCTTAGTCGCATTTAGCTCTATTGATTTAATTAATATTCCCGCTGGGTATTCTGATGGCTTTGTTGTAGACCATGTAGATCCATTGTAGTAAAATTCTACCAACCCGTCCCAGCCTTCAGTTTTTAAAAAAGATGTCGTGGTTACAAAAGTACCATTCATCAATTCTATTTTTATGGTAAAGTTTTGTGGCAAAGACCATTTGTCAAATCTTACAACAATTTTGTTTGTAAGCGCAGCCTTATTGCCTATCGGAATAACTGTAGCTATCTCTGGAACTATTTTATTTAGCAGGGCTTCCTGCCAGGTTTCGTTAGTCTGCAAATATCTTACTTTTAGATTTGCGTTAGTAAATGCTGGAGCTACCCAATATTTATATGTGGTTGCTGGTCCAGGGTAGTAAAGCCTTGGGATGTATTCGCTATACTCTTGATTCTTTGGATTCTCATAAATATCAACTCCATTTGCGCCCGTTATTGCATATGCAATTCCAGAAGATACTGGTCTAAAGGGTTTAACTACTGAATCTAATGGAAACAACTTTTTAAAAGGATTTGGCTTTCCGTTTGGCCAAGCCTTGCCCTGCGAATCGGCAACTGGTTCCATGTAAGCTGTATCTGGAATTGAGCTAGAGACAGTTATACCGTCGATCATCATATTCATGTTATATTCAATTGTTGCGTCAGATGTTATCTTTACAGAATAATCATTTCTATATACTGACTTTAATGATGAAGAAGCAGCAACCATTTTAAACTTCTTCCATGGCAATTGAAACTGACCAGTGCGGCTCTATACCTCTTTTTTGAACTACGAAGCTTGCACTGGTAAACATGACTGTATACTCTTTATATTCACCGACTGTATTCTCTTGATTAGTTCCGTTTTTTGCAAGATTAACTTTAATTTTAAAAGATGTCCTGCCGTTATAATTCTCATAGAAATTCATTATCTCGCTAGCGCCCCAAGCTCCGTCCACGGTATATGCTGAAGAGTTTGGAAGCATATCCCAAGATAAGCTAAATGTCTTTTTATCTGCAACCCAAAATTTTCTTAAAGTTCCATTTGCCATCCTTTGGCTTTTTTCAATTCTGTTGGGAGACATTGTAAATTCAGAACGGTTGTGCTCAGATAGCTTATAATATGTTCCACCTGAATTAATTGCAAGTATGGAACCTCTAGGCATCTGCATTAAAATGACCTCCCCATACCGTTAGCTCTTGATTCATTATACTGTATAGTTTTTAATTGATCAAGCATTTTACGTGTAGCAATGTCTGCAACCGCATGAACATCCATTCCTTCAGAAGCATGAATTACTGGAGCAATATTGTAGACTTTTTCTCCAGACTGCGTGTTGTATCTTTGTCCTAATGCTGACATTTGTTCCTGTGTAAACACGCCCTCCTTATCTTTAAGTAGGGCCATTGTTTCACCGTTAGCAAATGCTGTATTTACAACTCCACCTTCATGAAATTTTGGTATATTAAGACTTGACATCGCTCCACCAATGGCATAGTGTGGCTTGAAGTCTTTAGGTATTTTGTGTCCTAAGACTTCAAATACATATTCATCAATTAACCTTGTTACTGGGTCCCCTACATTTGTTACTGTTTCATATCCATGCTTAAGTCTATTTACTTCTTTTAATACAACTTCTGCATAAGGGGCCATTAAGCCTTCAATTGCCTCTGGGAAATTGCTTGATCCACCAGCATAAGCAACCTTTGTAATATCAGGGATTCCTTTAGTTTTGTCATTAAGTATGTACTTTGCAATCGCCTGAACGGTTCCTCCGCCAGTTCCGCCTTCTACGGCTATCTGCTTTGCCCACTCTAAATGATTTGTAAATGATTTATGCATTGGAATTACTGCTTTTTCTCCAATTTTCATAGCTGAATCAAGAATTTTGAACATATTTGATTCTGGAAGATTATTGGCAGGGTATCCTCCATAAATACTTGAATCTGGAAC